AGCTCCTATAGTTACAGTTACATCATCTACAGGTGAACAAGCTTCAGTTTTTGCCCATGGTGATGAAATTGGAAAAGTTTTAGGTTTGAAAATAGTTGAACCTGGTGCTGAATACAATCAGTCGCCAAGTCCACCAACTTTATCTATTCCTGGTTATATGATATTAAAAGATATATCAGGCACATTTGTTGCAGACTTAGGTATTACCTCAGTTGATAGTTCTAGTTCAGCAATTACAGCTACATCAGGTACTTTTGATTCTACAAGACAACTTTTAAAATTTACATCAGCTTCAGGAACATTTCAAGTTGGCAGAGAAGTTACATTAAGTAATGGTGCAACTGCTACAATTGCAAAAGTCGACCAAGCTACAGCAACAGTAAATGTTGTTGCTATTGCCGATACGGCAGGTACTTTTGTAAACCAAGATGGTCATATTTCAGATGACGCAATGAGAATACAAGATAGTTTATACTATCAAGACTTTTCATATGTAATTAAAGTTGGTCGTGTTATCAATGACTGGAGAGATTCATTTAAAAAGACTATGCACACAGCAGGTTTTTATTTTACAGGACAAGTAAACATTGAAAGTAGAATTAGTGCTCAGATTTCACAACCAGTAGATGGTATTATATCAGGTATTTCAGAAAGTCCTATATTCGGTGTTATTGATATGTTATTCTCTACCATATTTGGTAGAAGACTTGGTACTACAGATGACGGCACAACATTAAGACCAAATGCTGAAAGAGGCGTTGACCCGGACTTTGATGATAGCACAATGTCACCTTTCTCAACAGGCACTAGAGATATTACATTAAGAAGACTTATGACTATTAAATTAAGTCAAAGAAGTACACTATATAATATTACATCCAGAGGTGATAGTTATTTAAGAGGTTTTGCATATGGCGGACCTACAATGAAAAGTTTAGATATATACGCTAATCCTTTTTCAACAAGTAATATGTATTCTGGAACACACACTCTATCACAAACAACAGCGATAGCTGGTAGTATAAATGGTACAAACAAATACATTACTCCTTTGACAATGAGCAATTGGGCAGACCATAGAGCAACAGGTTTTAGTGATACAGATATAGACGGTGAGAGATTTACTATTGCAGAATATAATATAAGTCAAATGAAACAACCAATAACAATACCAACAGAAATTATAGTATCAGCGCCAGCAACAGAGTTTTCATTAACAAGTATCAAATTTGATACAACAACCACAACATTTGATGTAACATAATGGTAAAACTTGTATAAATATTAGGGAATTATAGAGAGAATCAATGGCTAAACAAACAATCAATATCGGGTCTTCAGCAGATGACGGAACAGGAACTACTATCCGTGCTGGTGGTGATTTAATTAACGATAACTTTAACGAAATCTATACTGAATTAGGTGATGGTTCTGCTTTAGCGATTGCCTCAAAAACTCAGACATTAACAAATAAAACAATTAATGGTCCTGATAATACAATTACAAATATTGCAAACGCCTCATTAGCAGGTTCTATTGCAAACGCAAAATTAGCTAATTCAACTATTACAATTAGAGACGATAGTT